TGAAATAGGAGAATTAGTACTCAAAGAAGAAATTAATTTAAAAGACTACGACTGTTATGATGTAGAAGAATTGTTAGAATTATTAATGTTGTAAGTATGGAAATTAAACTAACGCTAGAGCTACTAAAGAAATCTGGATTATCTCCAGATATGGCAGTGATGTTACAACTTTTGTATTATAAAAAGTTTGATGATATTGCTATAATATTTGGTAAGACTAATTCTATAAATCTTAGAAATAAACTCATAGTAACTACGGAGTTTATATTAAGCCATCATACGGTAAAATTTACAGAAACTACCGTTAGTAATAAAGCAGTAGAAAAACTATTTGAAATACGTAGTGATGCTATTAATTTCTGGGAATTCTATAATTGTTATCCTGTGCGAGTAGGTCCTAGAGTGCTTAGAGCATCAGGTCCTGCTACACAAGTAGCACTTAAGCATGAAAAGAAGTATTTAGCGCGCGTTAAAACTGCAGAACAACATCAATTAGCTATAGCATCTATAAGTTCGTTTGTAGCTAAACAAAAGTCTAGTGGTAAATTAGAGTTTCTACCTAATATGGAAACTGTAATGAACAATAGTTCATGGGAACAATGGGAAGTATTTATTCAAGAAAGCGGAAAGGAGGAAGAAGAATGGAACAGCACGACTATATAATGAATGCTAAACTGACTAAACATCATTTTGCATTAAAGAGAAATTGGTCTAAAATGAGAATAATGGGGTCAGCTGCTTATAATGTAGATGTATTTACTACTAAAGAATTGTTAATACTTAATCAAATAAATAAATTAAGGTTGCAATTGTTAGATGATTGGGATTCCCAAAGTATAGTCTTAGGATTAAAACCTCTTAAGAAAAAAGAAAAAGATTATGGCGAAGATTAAATACTGGGATAAACTCAAAGAAGAGATTGCTAGGGGCAAGAAGGGACTAAATACAGGAATTCCTTTTAGTGGCTTTACAACTCTTAGTAAGCATATTAAGAATATTCAGCAAGGTAGATACGATTTAGTATTTGCAGGTACTTCTATTGGTAAAACAGCGTTTGTGAACAGCACTTATGTTTATGGAGCTATAGAGTATCTACAAACAAACCCTGGGTATGTTCACGATTTAGAAATTATTTATTATTCCTTAGAGATTCCTCCCCAAGATCAAATAGCAAAGCATATTGCAGCGCTAATCTGGAAGAACCATGGGATATTAACTTCTATAGATGAAATTAAATCTAAGGGTGATATGGAAATATCTCCTGAAGTAGAAGGATTAATAGGCCAATATGAGGAAAAGATGAATGAGATTCAGGATAAGTATCTATTTTATAGAAGTAATCTTAACCCTGATTTCTTATACAAAGACCTAATAAGCTATGCTGAAAAAAGAGGTACGGTAGTAAGAGACGAGAACGAATTTATTGTAGATTATATTCCTAATAATCCTGCATTAATTACACTAATAATCATAGACCATATAGGCCTAGTAGATTTGGGTAAATACAGCAATTTAAAGGAAGCAATAGATAAAATCTCTAAGACTCTAGTATTCTTTAGAAACAAGTTTAACTTTAGCCCCGTAGTAGTATCTCAGATAAATAGAGGTTCGGAACAAATGGATAGGCGCGATGGGGACAGTTGGATGCCGATGCTTAGTGATATTAAAAACACAGGTAACGTAGCAGAGGATTCCAATACTATTATTGGCATTGCAAGTCCTTTCTATTTAGGAGTAGAGAAGTGTCTCGGATATGACATCAGTAAATTTAGGGATAGATATAGGTTAGCTAAGATTCTGAAAAATCGGGATGGACAAGCACAACTAAATATCAGCTTCCTGTTTATTGGCGAGTATGGGGGATATTATCAATTACCCAAAGCAGATGAGCTACAAGGGAAGCCAGAGGAATTAAGAAAAATTGATGAATATTATAAAAATAAACATTCATGATAAAAGACAAATACATCTGGGTAAAAGCTAAATTAACTGCTCATCCTGCCTTACGAGATTCTAATGAGAGATTATATTATCATTATCTTCTAGAAATAGGGTACGATATAGATAAGCCAACCAAAGAGTTTTTAAAGGATATGGAAAAAAGAGTCATACCTTATATGGATGCATTTGGTAGAGCTTCTCGTAAAGTACAAGAAGAACATCCGCATTTAAGAGGCGCACTATGGCAGAAAAGAAAGACAGTAAAAGAGCCAGAAATACGTCAAGAAATTAGGGATTTAACTTAAAAATCCTTATCTTTAATAAAGTAAATAACTTAAAAATCAATAATTTATGGGACAATTAGTGTTCGTGGTTGGAAAATCAGGTACAGGAAAATCTACCTCGTTAAGGAACCTAAATCCAGACGAGACAGTAATCATTAATACGGATCAGAAAGCTCTTCCGTTTAAGCAGTTTAACTTAAAGTACAATGAAGAAAAAGGCAATTATTGCAAAACTTCCGATGTACACGAAGTAATAGCTACTTTAAAAAAAGCTCACGGTAATCCTAAAGTTAAAACTATCATCATTGATACATGGAGTCGTATTATGACTGATGCAGTAATGAGCCCTTCTTTTAGAGCTGAAAAAGGCTTTGATAAGTATGGTAAATTTGCCGCTAATCAATATGACTTGATTAATATCATTAATGATAGGTTAAGAGAGGATATTATCGTATATCTATTTGCTCATCCAGAAACTCATTATGATGATGGAGGATTCTCTACAGAGAGAATCGGAGTACAGGGTAAAATGCTTGAGCGCTTTGTGCCTGAGTCATTTAGTTCTATAGTGTTTTATGCAGAAATTATAAAAACACCTGGAGCACCAAACAGACATGTATTTAGAACCTTAAATTCTGGAACAGATACATGCAAAACTCCTATTGAAATGTTTGAAGAAGCTGCGATCGATAATGATCTAGTGGAAGTAAACGCAGCAATAAGAGAATATTATTCAATTTAATAAATAACCAATAAAAAGTAAAACAATGCAAGATTTAATTTGGGATGCAGTCCCTGCACAAAGAAAAAGAAAAGAGGAGTCATTTTCTGCTCCAACAATGACATTATCAGCAATAGCTAAGGTAGGCGCTGGTAGAAAGTTTAGTTTTAATAAAGCTGCACAAGTTGCTTTAGGAATTGATGGAGGAGACAGAGTTTCTTTCGGATTTGCTCCTGACGGGTCTAGTATCTTTATTCGTAAAGTAACTCTAGAAACTGAAGGATTTGCTTTAACGCAATCATGCACTATTAGTGACAAGAAAACTTATGAGTTTATTGCTAAGAGATTAGAATTAAACACTGATGTAGAAAATCATTTTGATATTATTGCTTTAGGAGGATATTCTCAATTAGTTCTTAGAGCAGCAGTTGCTGAAGAAGTACTAGAATTTAATACTACAGATTTAGGTGAAGTATCTGATGGATCAGATTTTGACGCTGACTTAAGCAGAATTCCTGCAGTACCTCAAGGAGGAGCTTTATATGAAATGGCAGATACTACTATGGAAGTAGAAGATTCTATTTTAGAAGAAGTATTAGAAGAGGACGAGGACGAGGATGAAGATGAGGAAATTGAAGAGTTAGAAGAAGAAGAATCTGACGAAGAAGTTTGGTAATTAATAATTAATAATTTTAAATAAATAATAAATATGATCAATTTGAATGACGCATCATTTGATGCAGCAGAAGGTAAAGCAGTTTTCAATGGTGGAAACGCAGGAGTAGCAGAAAATATATCAATGGTGGTAGAAAAGAAAAAGCCAGAGGATAAACCTAACTCTCCTGATTACAAGTTATCGTTTACAGATGCAGATGGAGGTTCTTGTAACACTAGTTTCTGGTATGTAGAAAAAGATACAGAGTATTCTACAATTGCAGAACAAGTACAGAAGCAAGGTAAAGTTCTTAAGCATGTTATTCATGCAATTTATGGAGATACTTATCAATTTCCTAGTGGATTTAACAGCGCTAAGGAATTGTTAGACGGTTGTATGTTACTTATCCGCACAGGATTAACTGCAGGTCCTAAATTCAGAGTATTTGCTAATTATGGTTCTACTCAAGGAATTAAGAAATATATCCAACCAAGAAGTTGGGTTCCTTTCTTAGAGCCAATGAGTGTTGCTATGGCTGATACTCGTTTAAAAGTAGGTAATATCGATGCGATGGCTCGTATCCAAGAAGATTCGTTTGTTGCTAATGGAAAAGCTAATGCTAACGATCTTGTTGCTGGTGACGACTGGTGAGAAAAAAATAATTAATTTTGAGGGGAGCTCTAATGTTCCCCTCATTTTTTATGAAAGAAATAAATCTAAATTCAATAGTATTTAATAGTCAGATTACAAGAGAAGATATTCTTAAGTATGTAACCCAAGAAGAGATTTATTCTTTTTATCTAGGGGAAGATATTAAACATTTGGGTATATTTCACAGTCCTTTACGAGAAGATAATATTCCTTCTTTTGCATTGTATTTCCATAAAATTGATAGAAATATCTTAATGTTCTATGATTTTGCTACTAAAGATTGTGGTGACTTTGTGGTATTAGTAATAAGACTCTTTAATTTGAGTTATCCAGAGGCACTTAAGAAAGTAGCGTATGATTTAGGATTATCTAGTTTTAATATAGATGCTTCTAAGCAAATTGTACAATATACTAGAATAGTGCATAAGGATAAAGTTAAGTTAGGAATTAAAACTAGGCCTTGGAGTTTACGAGATCAGCAGTTTTGGTCTTCCTTTGGTATTAAGAAAGCTACTTTAGAAAAGTTTAATGTGCATGCTATCAATTATGTTTTTTATAATGATACTGCTGTTAAAACTAGTGAATTAGCTTATGCTTATGTAGAGATAAA